ATATAAATGGACCGTTTTTAAGACTTACTATCCCGACAAGGGCGGACTCGCCGAGGGGCGCGCGAATCGGCTCGGCGCGGCGCGTTACGCGCTATCGGCCCGCCGCTTGGCGGGCGCCGGCGGCCGCGCGCCCCGTGAAAGAGAATTCATAAGGGAAGAATTCTAGGTAGTGTGATGAGAGGAGGAAAAAGCTTTGGAAAACGGTTGAATGCTGACGTGACGTGAGGGTGGATTTAGTAGTCGTGAGTCATGGGGTGGTGCGATGACGCGTTGATGGTCTGAGGTGACGTGGAGGTAGTGAACGAGGATAAAAACGAGTTACTTCCTTGTTCCTGGTACTCCATTTTGTTGTTCACCTGAGTTGGTCGTGGCCGCTTCGCGTCGGGGGAAAATCTACATGATGTCTTCGGAGACACCGTGTGATTCGTATCACACGGTGGGTTGCTGCTCGCAATTCCTGGTTTCGCTGGACTCTGTTTTAGAATGCTTACCGGGTCAGTATGCTATTTTCTTTCGCTCCTCGTACTGCGCGCTTCCAGTAAGCGGTTGCTTTTTACACTGTCACTGCTCTTCTCCTCACGGCTTGGAGTGTAGAGCGCGAAGTACCGTATTTCGTCTCGTTTGCTCGGTACGTCTTCGTTCGAAGCCGGTGCCCCTCATGCTTAGCAGTTGGGATACCTACCTTCGAGTGTTTCGTTACGGCGAATGGACGTACGTTCTATGTTCCGAATACTATGCGGCTTCCGTGGAAAGTTGTCTTTCTCCGTGGCACCATCACAGAAAGCACTGGGAGTTTCACGTATGCTTTTTCTCCAGAGAAGGACTCAGGTTTAGAGGCTTATCCGTTCTTCACAGTCTGTTTGGTTTGGAGGACGCGTTTCAGAATCGTGGCTTCGACGTACCTGCCGACCGTTTCATGGAAGCTTCCATTCTTGACGAACCGAAAAACATCGCAGGAGTCTTGCGGCTGCTTCGTGTTTCACCAGAGTCCGTGCTGGTCTCATCGATACCTACGCCTCGCTTGTCGCCTCGCGGAGCGTGGATATTTTCTTTCCCAACAGAAAGCGGAGTGAGGAGAAAATACACGCTGAGTTTTAGTGAGGTGTGCGCCGCTATGGACGCGGACTGGGATCCTCGATTGAGAGACACGGTTCGCCATTACTTTTGAAACAACCATTTTATTTTAACGTTGTACGCATGCGTCAGGGGACCTATTTCGTCTTCTTCCGGTAATGTTTTAAGTAGCGCGAGAATGTCCGGGACTTCGCTGGCGCACGCGCGTCTAGTTTCGGATCGGGTTAATCGTTTACAGGACTGACCTTTGTCTCGTATCGTTCGCAGGGCGCGGTACGCTTCCGTGTTATCTTGTAGGAGCTCATGGGAGTAAATGTTTAACACGAAGCATCCTATGACCGCGAGGCGTGCGTCGTTAATGAGGGGGTTATCGTTCCAAAGTCCCCAGGGACTCAGCGTGGGTTGTAAAAGTAGGGCATACACGTCATCGAAACCGAGGCCTCGCAGATAGCGATTGAGGTTGCCCATACCTTAAAAGGAAAGGGGAACACGGGATTACGCGATGGAATGGTCGTTTCGCGATACGCGTGCGCATTAACGACAGTACGTGTGGTATCGTTTATACTTTATTTTTTATTGTAAAGTGTATGCTGAATTGCATGGTGCTTTTGTTTAACTTTATTCATAAAAACATAGAATAAAACTTTATTGATACAATGCAGAAAAATAAGGTGAATAGCGAGGAGAGTGTTTTTCTCGTTTGGCTCTCATGCAGGCCTCGAGCACGGCTAATTTCGCAGCGGACTGGAGTGAAGGAGGTTGCCGACATCCATCTAAGTCGTCCGGATTAGGTACGTGAACATGCACGGTCCACTTCTCTTTACCGTTCTCGGTTGTCCCGTTCTTGCAGCCCGGTGCGAAACAGAGTCCTTCTTTGACGATCTCATTAAGAGCTTTACATGGGATAAATCTATCTACGACACCGCGAACGATCATGGGTTGCGTTATGGCTATACCCTCTTGCGGAGGATCTAGTTCGAAACTACGAACAAGTCCGTTGCTCCCGTATTCGAGAGGTCTTAGACCTCCGTTCTTAGCGGTTACAGGAGCGTGCTCGGATAGCGCAAAGCACAAAGATTTCACAGCCATTTGCAGTGCATGAGAGTTACTTAGAGGAAAACCGTTCTCGCGAAAGCAAAGCTGAGGAACTTTTCTGAGCATTTTATAATTATCGCGAAGCAGTCTGTTATAAGTAGAGAACAAGCGATGTGCTACGAGCTCTAAGTAAGTCATTTTCTCTGTCTTGCTGAGAAAAAGCAAAGCGTTGCAATACACGATACATTTGAGCAACTGGTAGCGCTTTCTACCTATACAGATAGTTCTACCGCGCAACACGTAACACTTTTTCGTTATGAGTTGATTGAGTTGACGGTAGTGTTCTTCGTTCTCGTCTGCGGCCCACGGTATAGTGGAGAGTGCCGTTTCGAATTTTTCCAAGTATCGCGTCTCGTAGTCAGGATAATGTGGATCTTTAATGACGAGAGTCGCGAACCAGATGGCTCCTACATTGGTTTCGAAGCCGCACTCCCACGAACGGGGATTGTTGGCGGTTGATTTACTGAGAGCCATCTGAGAAAACGAACGGTCGCTATAGTAAGGTTACTTTGCAACACGTCCATGTAGTGCGAATCATGGTTTGATTTCGATGCTGTACCCGACATTTATTTTTCATCGTTCTGATTCGTTCGAAACCACATTGTCCACCGATTTCTGGACTTATGTTGTGAGAGTAACACGTACCTTTCGTTCCACGAAAGGTTCCTGTTACATAGCTGATCGTAACGTTTTTGCAATCATTGCGGTGAACTGGATCGTCTGCGTATTGTAGTGTTAAAGTGATTGCGAGTGAAATGCATGCAAAGAATAAGACGAGTGGAGTTTTCATCTGTGATTTTGAAGTAGAAAGATTTGTTAGTATGATTGAAAGAGTAAAGAGAAGAATAACTTAAAGAGTCTTACCTTGTCGAAGGAGTCTAACGAAGTAGTCCAAGAGAGAGCCCAAGTCTTCGGTTGGGTTTGAGGAGCTGAAGAGCGTGGTGTTGCTCCGAGCTTGTGTCCAAATGGACTGAAGCAGTTTCCTCGTAGAAGAGCTTATGTAGGCTGAGCGTAGTTATAGAGTAACGAGAGCACCTGACTCTTAACCAATGAAATAAAGGTCCATCCCATCGCCTGATAGTTAATGAATAACTGAAGTCCTAATATGGTGTTTCCCGCGTACCATATAAGGCGTTGCTATAACAACTACCGATACAAACAGTCTTATCTTTTTAATGTTTAACGTGCTGAACAAGGAAAAACACACTGAACTTTGTGTTCCAACGTGGAATGTTTTCGTTTACCTTTGCTCGAGACGTGGCTTGTTTTGGTTTCGCTGACGCAGATGAACGATGCCCTTGTGGACGACGTGGCACACACAGTCAGCGCTATTTAGGTTAATATTAACAGGATAAGGAGGGCGCCGGCGGCAATTAAGGCTGGCGTCAGCGCAATCGAGATAAGGGGAGGCACTTCCCGGTGTGCAAAGGTCGCGGTTGTTTTTCTCGCTCGTCGCTTCCTGGTGGGTTAGCGTGTAACTAGCTCGTGTGCCCCGTCAGCGCAATTTAGGTTAATATTAACAGGATAAGGAGGGCGCCGGCGGCAATTAAGGCTGGCGTCAGCGCAATCGAGATAAGGGGAGGCACTTCCCGGTGTGCAAAGGTCGCGGTTGTTTTTCTCGCTCGTCGCTTCCTGGTGGGTTAACGTGTAACAGTACGTTGATTTTTATTTCCTTGTTCCGTATAAAGCGTAATCCATTACAAGGAAGTGTTTCGTCTATATATACCCTGTGCGAGCTAGAGCGCTTCACTCTCAGCTCTTCACTGGAGAGGTGCACATCGTTCGCTTCAATCCAGAGGAGCTTCGAAGGCTTCATACTCCTATGCGACTTCTTCTACTACACGCGATCGCTTGGACGGTAAGTCTATAGGCTTTATTTCTTTTCGTGAATCCTTTGCTTTCCTGCTGTTGTGTTTTTCGTTGTGTTTAGCAGTTAGTAGAAAAGCTTTGCGTTTTATTTCGAGATCGCGAACGTTTGCTCGACTTCGATTCCTTCACCTGCGAACGAAGTTACGTGGAGACGAGATGGTGAATACTCACGACGTTCTATGTCGCTCTGTGCGGAATGCTTTCCTGCAGCGAAGCAAGCCCCGAAGAGACCGCTTCGATACGATGTTGGGCAGTACACCGTCGATCGACCTGATGCGTGTCAGCTAGTAACATACAAGGATGGATTTTATTGGGAATGGCCTGAAGCGACTCGTGAAACTTACTATTCTATGCTTACTGAAGATATGTTTCGCAGTAACAAAGATGTTATTTTCATAATGGAGGATATGGATAGATGGGTTAGGGGCGCTAATAAGATGTTCTGGGGAGGGAGTAATAGTTGGAGTGTAGGTCTTGAAACGAAGCAGTTCATGAAGCAACTGTTGCGCTTTCACCAGAAACTGACACCTGAAACCACCATCATTCTGGTAGACTGGATGAGACAAGTAAGAAGCATCCCGGATTGGATGTACCGCAATCACTACGGATGGGCTTCAGATTATGCTGCTAGGTTGGATATGTTAGAGTTTTTAAAGGAGTTTCAGAATGATACTCGCTTCCACTGTGTGGGTTTCAGTATGGGAGCTCATGCGTGTGCAGCTATGTGCAGACAACTTTACCATAATCTGAATAAGTCCTGCGAAAGAATAGTAGGTCTCGACCCGGTGAGTCTTTTAGCTAAAGAAACACGAGATAATTACTACGAACTCGACCGTAATGATGCAAAATACGTGGCTGTAATAGCTTCATCTTACGGAGCGGGACCCACAAGACCGATCGGAGATGATTTTATGGTTAGCGATCTCGGCAGTGGATTTCATGAAGCATGTCCTAGGCATGGAGGATGGTGGGGTACGGTATGTGCCACGTCGTTTCTCGGCGAAAAAGTTTGTGAGTATTTCCACATCAGCTGGAAAGAGTGGGGGAGCTTTGTGCACTTGTCGAGAGTTCGCTGCTCTCACATTTCAGTACTCTTCACGTTCATGAAATCTCTGGATGCGAGCAGACCTCTCGCCTTGATCAATCCTCACGGGCAGATGTATTTAACATCATGGAGCGGTTATAGTACCAGTAGAGACTATGACTCCACTTCATTCAACGCTTCCTATCCTGTCTCTTCTCTGACGTATTTGAACAAGGTGGACATGCGTTCAGCAGCGATTGTCATTATCGCCACCCGATACCATGAAGGGTACTTATGGAATAGCGAACCCTTTTATACTCGACGTATATTTGATGACTACATCCTGCGGTTTTATATGTCATTTGAAGCAGATGGAAGAAGTTCGATTCAGGCTTATACGAAGTATGGTGCGATCATGAAATATGTACGTGTTTATCATCCGATCGCTTCCAGCTTGAACCCTCACTTTCCTATGACTGGTTTCAGCGCTTTAGACTCAAAATGTTTCGATCAGTATACATATTGGCCATCCGGTGACAAGAAATGGTCCTGTTATTTTAAATTTCCTCAGTACATCTTTTCCTATCGAAATCAATTCAATGTGACTGCTTGGGTGTTTAATTCTTCAAGTATGTCGTTCGTTCCACCGAAACCGAAATCATGTCTACCGTATCAAGTAAAACATATGCATTATCCGACCCTGTCTTTAGGAGACGTTTATAGTCGTCGCGAGAAATGGATTGATTTGACGCATGTCGTATCTAAATACAACTACGGTTTCCAGCTGTATGCTATTAAAGCAGCAAACCAGACAGTTTCGACTTTCTGGAATAGTTGCAATCTAACAGACATTCGCTTTAAAGGTAACAGATCTACTCAGGCAGTCTTTCTGCGGTTTATGAGAAATGGTTTCTATCCAGTCGAATTCGATTTCGATTTGTTCAGGGTAGTAGTTTACGTGACAGTTAAAGATTCAAATGTGACACGTACCAACAGACCGAAGAGAGAGGTTGTGAAAGAAGTTTCACCAATCAAAAGCGGGAAAGGTCCTGTTTACGTGCCATCCAGTGAGAAACAAGCTCCAGTAATTTTATTTTGGTGGGATAACAAAGTAGAACGATATGACACATTTGCAACTACGCCGGAAGTATACTCAACTATGGAGGCTCGTGGAGTTTTCGCAGATGGTCGTGATCGTGATATTGTGCTGTTGGTGCATGGATGGCATGCTCATCAGTCGAGTGAACCAATGTTTCTCCAATTGCTGAGATTTCACCAGAAATTGACTCCGAGAACAGCAGTACTATATGTGAAATGGGAATCACAAGGTGCAAACTATTTTGAACTGGGCAATGCTGCTTTTGCTGCGACTCGAATCAACCTGGATCCACTCCTGCGAAGAATCAATCCTGCTAGAACTCGTCTGCATTGTGTAGGACATTCACTAGGTGGACATGCGTGTGGAGCAATCTGTAGAATGTTTAAACTAATTCATCCCGAACACCAATGTGAACGAATCGTCTCGCTAGACCCAGCTTCGGTAATGTTTAAGCACAACTCTCCTTATCCCGACGTGGTACAGAAGAGGATTTCGCGTTTCGATGCCAAGTACGTCGCTGTCTTGATGACCAACAGGAACTTAATGGGTCTGGCAGATGTAGTCGGTGATGAATATATAACTGTCAATGGAGAAGGATGGTATAGTGAAGGGTGTCCGTTATTGGGAAAATGGTGGGGCAAGATCTGCGCTACTGGATATTATGGCAACACCGAATGCGAAGACATGGATGTGAAAACACTATTTAACTCCGCTCTCATCCCTCATACCCGAGACAGTTGTTCTCATATGATGGCTCCGATCCAATTCATGCGTTTGCTGGATGTGAACGTCTCCGTTCCGATTATCCGATACGGACCTCATCCAGATTATCCATCGAGTTTCCTTTCTAGCTGGAACTCATACGTTACTAGCAAAGATTACCGTTACGGAACATATTTTCAGGATAAAACAATATGGTACGCGGCTATGTTCGATGCCACGTCTCTCACTCCTCTAGATTTGATTCATGTGGTACTGGGCTCTCGTGGTGATGCGGAGATTCTACACTGTGAGAGGAAGGAGAGAATTGTAGATGGTAATTATGCTCATGTTTTCTGTCACGTTCCAGAGAAGTTTTACGTGTCACGCCATGGAGTATATTTGAAACCCACATCCCATGTGTATTATGTACATGTTTATAAGGGTCAAGGATACGGAATCAATCCCAGCGCTTGGAAACCGGGAGTTCGTATTACACCCATGACTTATTTGGGTGAGAAAAGGATGCGATGCTACTCTCACGAGTTTCTGCACTATACGGAACGTTGCGTAGATTACGTACCGGACGCGCGTTGGACACCACAGTATCGCACGCAACTGAATGTAACAGATGAAGCAATAGCGGTTCCTCCTGAGAAAGGCTGTTTGCCTTACAATGCGAATTGGTGGGATTTGGTTCAGCCTATGTATCGTAAGATGAATGTTGACCAGTATGAATGGGTGAATATATCAATTCCGGCAGACAACGAGCATTTGTTTCAACTGATCTACTCGGAAAACGGTTTGAAAGATATCACCTTATCCACATTTTGGGACCAATGCACTGATGCTTATAAAGCTAACATCACATTCGTACTCGTCCCTGATTTGCGTCTCCTGAGTATAAAGTTTCTGACTGGTGGAATGCATCATGTCTATGCACTATATGAAACCCGCAAACACCACATCATTTTCGATGTCAGACCTGTTTCTAAATCCGCTCCCGCTGTCGCTACCTTTTCTGCGCATGCTGTGCTTAATGGAAGCCCCATTGTCTCAACCGCCGCCACCGCCGCCACCGCCCCCACCGCTGCCACCGCCGCTACCGCCGCCACCGCCGCCACCGCCACCACCGTTTCTGATACTCCCATCGCCGAGGTGGTTTATCCAGATCCTGACGAAACTTCGTCTAAATCGTTTATGGTTGCTGAAGCGCATATCAATGAACATGTCAATGCTGCAGGTGGACCGGAAAACCCATCAGTTGAACGAGTTCAACCTTCAGGACCGTCCGCGGGGTTAATAGTGGGGATTGTAATCGTTGTTGTTCTATTGTTTCTCCTGATTGCTTTCGCTGTGTTCCGTAAGGTTACTCATGTGCCTTCCTTCACTCCCCTCCCTGCTAGCTTAACTTTCAATGTAGTTTCAAATCGTGAACCAATGCTGGGTGAGGATTCAGTTTGAGTTTCTTTAATTGCAGATTTCTTCTCTTCAATAAACTGAAATCATCGCAATCATGCCTCTGTGTCCTTCTTCGGTGAGTGTATGATGTTGGGCAAGGGAGGGTAAAAAAGTACAAAGTATAATCACAGGTTCTTTTTCTCTTTAGGTGATTCTAGCATCTGCTAGGGCCTGCGCATTTGAAAATGAATGTGGGGTGATCTGGTTTAGCTTCTTGTATCCGCAAGAATGTTCAGTGGAAGAGGCCGAATCTACATCGGAGCTATACATGACTAGAACGGTTTCTCGTATTGTGCGTGGAGAAGCTATGCTTTCTCGTGTCGTATCAAACGCTACGTTTGTAGTACACTGTCGAGGCGTAAAAAACGTCCACTGCTCCGGTAGAGACTTCTATATGCTCAATGTGATCACTAGGGTACAGGCCTATGTCTACCTATTACCATTTGAGAAAACGGCTATCCTATATGCAATCAGTAGACGCCTATTCTACGTAACCGCAGCGGTGGATCGTTTGTATTCCCGTTGGATGAGTAGGAGATATAAACGAGATCCAGGTTTTAAATTCAATCCCTCTGGGTTCCTATTGAGAGACTTTTGTTCGCTGCGATTAGCAGTAAGCAGTATGAGTTATGAAACATCAAACTCCAAGGTTCCATCATCCGTTCCGTTTTTACACAGCCCTATTTTGTTCCTGAAACCTTGTCGTAAGACATATCTGATGAGTTTTTACATAAAAGTTGTGGAGGGGGGCAGCGTTTTAACTCAACCCGTGTTTTTGCGCAGTATGTTGAAATCGGTTTGCCCTCCCCATTTATGGGAGATAGTTAGTAGGGGTATGTGTTATATGCCTGGTTTTAGGGAGGGTACCTACGGGGAACTAGAACAGTGGCAATTCCACGTTCATGGATCATATATTGATGAACATGCGAATTGTTTTCCAAATTGTAACGAGTGTCGCTACCGTCAACCTCTGTCTTTGTTCAACTCTGCTCAATTGATTGTCCTTCGCAACATGTTCCTCACCAGACGAGCTAGAGTTACTCATGATTTGTCTTCTCCTTTTTTCAAAGGTTGCTGATCATCTATACGCACTCGGGGAGAAACTATGGGCCTCGTTAGTGCTTTCGTATCCGCATGTGCTCTCTGATGTGAAATCGGTTGTAATTCACAACCGAAAATATTATTTGGTTTACGTTGATGCTACTTTAGCGAACTTCTTGTGTGAGCGATACGCTTCTAGTTTGAGTGAAGAATTGTACTGTGTGACTATTGAACGAGGAAAGTGCAGGCTTTCTGTACCTCAGTTTATATTAGATCTGCGTGATGATTGTAGCAGGCTTCGTAGTGCTTGCAGTAAGTCTGATATACGTCGCTTTTGTAACATGTAGTTATTTGTTTTTGAAAGACCTGTTATCCGAATTGTCATTCTGCTTGATCACCCTCTTCGCCTTGACCTTCACGTCTACCATCGCTACAATTTTATCTATTCGTCTGACTACGTCTCGTCGTTTGGATCGCTCGAAAATTCGTTCCAGAACCCGTTTTCCCCGTTCCTGCACCGTGAGCGCTAATCCCATCTATTCTCCTGTGTTACACCTTGTGAACCGTCAACTACCTGCTGCACCTCCTTCGTATCCATCCGACTCCGATCATCCTTACGAGAATCCGTAAGATGGAAGAGGTTATAGAGATGGTGATGAATGAAGAGGACGACGGCGGTCCACCACGTGTGCCAGACCTCCACGCTCTTCAGTTGATGTGTTTTGAGAACGCGGTGGTTGAAGCCTTTCCTTGTCTTTGTCATAATTACCGATTAATTAACGCTCGTATGAGTTTTTTTCATTGTCAGTCTTCAGAGTTTAGAACGAAATTGTGGAATGATCTTAGATTTGAGACCCATTTGAGTGGAGTGTATTTTGTAGCTTACTGGGCAGCTGCACAATTTAACCCTGAGCAATGTACTTTTTTTGGAACCAAAGTACATGGTATGAGAGGGGTGCTTCTCCACGTTCCAGAGTACGACGTGTTTTCTTTCGTGGGGTCCATTGCAGCTATGGCGGAGGCGGGGGTGTTGCCATGTCTGTATCTCCGTAAGCTGTATCCTCTTAGCGGACTTCATTTGCTCTTGTATACGGATATTTGGTTTGGGATGGTAGGTGATTCACTGATCCGTTGGCAAGAATCGGAATACAAACGTCTTGGTATTTAATAAAGAGATTTTATTGAGACACAGCCGTGTATGATGGTTTAGTAGCTAAATATTGGAAGGGTATCGGTCCGCTGTTAAGGATCTCATAGTCGGTGCTCAATCCGCTACCGGTATACCAGTTCTGACCTGACGGTAGTCTTATTTCGAATACGAAAAAAATGACGGGATATCCAGAAGAACCGTTCACTAAAGCGGGATAATAATGAACATAGGATTCGATGGCCTGGTTCCCACTGCTATCAGTTGCATAAAATCTCACTCTGACTCCGACCCACTTTGCTACGAACCAATTTGCCCAGTTGGCTGGTATAGTTTGATTAGGAGGAGGGGTTCTAGTGGGTGCCATGAAAGTGGGAGTATTTGCACCAGCGGGGAAGTATATGTTATTATGTACGTAGGAATGAATTCCATCTAAATTTCCACCGGGGTTGAGAACGAAACAGAATTTTACGTAGTTATTGTTGCTGTCGTTTGTAGTACCTAAAAAAGTTATATTGTTTCGATTGAGAACAAAATTGAGGACTCCATTGCACACACCGCTACAGTTGGCTACTTTGACATAAGCAGCTATCGGCCAGTTAGTATTCCCACTGGAGCGCACAGTAGAACTGTAGTCGGTTAAGCTGCTATCACCAGCTTCGTAATAGCAATATGGAGATAGATAAGAGATAGGCGTGACAGCGCTCAATCCCGACTGTCCGTTGTCAAAAAAGTCTCCGGTGTTATACAAAAGTTTGATGCCGCTGCTGTCGGCTTCAACGGGGTTGTCGGGCGCGATTCGAACTGACAGCGTTTCCTTGTTGTTGACTGTGTCCACTTGTAAGGTATTGTTGTCTATATCTAATCCCAGTCCACTAGTAAGGGCACTTAAGGTACCATTTTGAACCTGCAGAGAGGACGGGTCTATGTTGAGGGTAATACCTTGGGGTGTGACAGTAAAAGGCTGTTCCGGTGCGAATCGCACTGCTAAATCGTTACCGCTATCTAGGTGAAGGCTTTGTTCATCATAGTTAACACCGATACCACTTTCCGTAGCCCCTAGTCCACCGTTCGCTTTGAGAAACACAGAGAGTATGCCTTGGTTTTGTTCATTGGTCTGCACGGTAAGAGTATGGGGGTTGAAATCCAGATCAATTCCATTCTCATCCGCAGTTATGGGGCCCTCGGTATTGAGGTGAACTCCCAGTTCATAGTGACTGGGATCCGAGTCGCTTGATGATATAAGAAGCGTGTCATCCACGTTGAGACCGATCCCCGCAGTGGATGTGCTGAAGGGTTGCTCATCTGCAAACTGGACGGCCAGTTCCCAGCTGGGGTTAATGCCGACTGTTTCGTCGTCCACTCTCACGTTCAGTCCGTCGGGAGTTACCTCTAGCGCGCCGTCGGAATCGATGCGGACACCGAGTCGATTGTTCACGTTCTCTAGGGACGAGTCATAGCCAAGACCTACTCCGTTGCTGATGAGAGCGATGGGGCTGGTGAGGCGAATGTTTAATTTTCCGTCTTGATCATATAACGGACCGCTGGGATCTATGAAAGGAGGAACTATTTCCGTATTTTCCTCTGCCGAGTACCAGAACGGGTAGTTTAGGTTGATAGAGTCAGAAGAACCGACAGCCCGTGGTCTTTTTCTCTTCCTGTCGTCGCTTAGTTCGTTACGTCGTTTTAGCATGGTCGTGCTGAGCCGCAAACCTATTTTCCGTCGCTTCCTGACGAAGAGAAAGAGGGCGTCATTTGTTCTCGTTATGTCTGATTGCCAGGTTGACTTGACTGCAGCGCGAGACCGTTTGGTGTGACCGTGAGACCGCCGTCCGGGTCTAACTTCACTTGCAGTTGTGTATTCACTATAGCGAGTGAGTTATTGAGCATAATCTGCAACCCCGATGGAGTTTTGTAAAAAGGAGGTATGATCTTTAGTGTGAGACTATGATCGGGTTGCTTGAGAGCAAAGGAGTCACTGTCTAGTAACAATTTTAGGCTTTGATCAACCACGCTCAAAGGTACTGTGGTGGCTAGACTTAGCATGTTGCCTTCGAGATTGAGAGGCCCATCGGGATCGACCGTGATAGAGGGGGCTGAGCCCCCGGACTCGGTAAAGGGATAGACGAGATCGACTGTTTCGTCAGTTCCGTTCTCGGCTTCGTCCGCGTTGTTATCGTTCCTTCCGTCCATATTGACGGTTTTCAATCTCACTGGCTATTAATGGCCTGTGGAAGAGAGGACATGTGTTGTTGGTTGGATGTGAACCAACAGAGACGCATTACGTATCGGTTCCCCCTTAATCCCGGTTTCGTCTTTAATTTAAAGAGGAGATTCAACGCTACAGTGGAGAGTACGGACGGCGCGCACGTGCGATTAAAAAGGAAGAGACCTTTTACAGAGTTAGAAATACGAGATATTTATTTGGAGGTGGAATACAGACAGCAAAGGGTAAGAAAGAAGAACTTTTTTCTCAATTCCAGTCCCAGAATACGTCTTCGAAAGCCGTTCTCCCTTTGTAGATAGCACTGTACTGTGCGGGAAAGTCTCCGGGTTCCTGCGAGTCGAAAGGATGTCTAACAACGGCGGGTAGGAAGGTGGTCATAAAATCTTGTTGCGAGTAGGTACCGGGCATGTTAACAACTTGGCTGGGTCCTTCAGTGCGGAGGAAATATTTGTAAGCGTCGGACGTAAGTTCTGCTTTATCTGCTACCGGATTACCCGTGAGTAGGGCTCCGATGTGTCTAGGAACGCGCTCTCTTCTTGCGTCAGACACAGGATATGGATAAGGAGCGAAGCGATTCAGTCGCTCCCCCCGTCCTCCGGATAACTGTATTTTCCCTTCTGTTTTACCACCACTTAACTGCATGCGTCCCTCCGTTTTCCCACCCACAAAACGTCCACAGGCGCCACCCGCGAGCTGTACTCTCTGTCGCCCAGAGTAATCCAATGGGTAGGTGGCGTTTTTCGGTGGGCCGGAAGCCAAGACGTTAGCGGTGATGACGTTAGTTTCGTGTGGACCTGCGTAAGGTTGTTGATCGGATTCGGCTTCGAAGGCGGCCGTTAAGTTCCTGGTGACGGTGGGAGGAAGTGTACGTGCGCGGATGTCCTCTATCGCGTACGCCATTTGTAGACCTCCAGGGAGGACCCAATCGATTGTGGCTCCGTAGTTCTGCTGCGCCCCGGCCGGAATTCCCGATAAGGGATTGTACTTCCAGACGTATTCGGTAGGTGTGGCTTTGAGTAAATCCATATCTAGACACTATAAATGAAGGAGCGAGTGAATCAGTTAGCACTCGACCACAGATCGAGAAGCTTGTGCGCGTCTTGTTGTAGACGGGTGAGTCGGTCTTCGTTTTTCTCGTAGTGCAGTTGTCTCGTTATACTCTCTCTCGTTCTGTTTCTTATAGCAATTTTCCGACCGGGATGTTCTCTGGCGTATTGATCGATGGCTACCAGCGTGTGTAGGATGTCGCTTCTAATAGCCAGGGTCTCATCCGTCTCAGCAGAAGCTATTTCTCGTACTTTTTTGATAGCAGATTTTCTACTCGATGAGCGGGTGGAAGCTGGACGAGCTGGAGATGGAAGGAGAAAGTTTCCTAGCATAGTATCCTATTACGGAGGAGGGAATATAGATACGATGCCCTCTTTTTAAAATTTCTGCCGCTCGTTTACGATCGAAGACGGCATCCCTTAGGGCTTGATGTATTATTACGCGGAAACGTGCCCAACTCCGATATTTACCTCTGTTTTTTACCTCCGTTTTACTCTTCCTCTTTTGGGACATGGGATGGTTGGACTTTTTCTTTGATTGGATGTTTGTCTCCTTCTCGACTAGCTCTGCTTTCTCCATTTCGTCTTCCGTTTCTCCCTCCAAAACGCTGTCCTGACTGCCCAGCGATTCTCCGTCTATATCCTCCTCCTCTTCCTCCATTGTTCTGTGAGCATCTCCCTTCTCCGTCGCAAACGTTTTCAGCCCCAACATCGCCTGCGCCATGACTTGCCCCGTTTCTGGTTTTAGACCGTAGAGCTCGAGAAGCGCTCTCCTCCTCTTGTACTCCTCCTCGGAAACGGGCTGTAAGGGTTGGTAGGCCTTCGCTGCTCCTCGGGACGCAACGTGCTCCCGCTCTGACATCTGTCAAGCTCTCGCCGGTTTTGGGATCCCGATATCCGCCTTTCCCTTTTGTAAGCAGAAACTCCTCCCTCACCTTTTCGATTTGACGAATCAAACTCAATATTTCAGGACTGGGAGTGACGCAGGCCACTCTCTCTTTTGTGAATTTTTTTGGTTCGATGACATAATGACAAACATAAAAGGGGAAAAAGTCATCCGGTTCAAATTTGTCCAGATATGCGTTCGTCCAGAGTTCAGGAGTCAAGGAGAACGTTTTTCCCTCCGCGCTACGAATTTCAAAGGTTCCGATAGCCAGGACTTCGTTATGTAACGCTACGTTATCGCTGGGCATACGATGGGGTGCGCATAGATTGCAAGGACAGTACACTCGCTCGGTGAGTGAGGGGCGTTCCGTTGATGGTTCCCACAGGTATCCTCCATGGTTGAGCAAGAAGAAAGCTAACTCCAACAAGTAGACTTGGTCCCACAGCAAATGAGGTGACTCTTTAAAGGCTAGAGGAATCATATCGGTGGGTAACAGAGGCACTCCGAACGGAGGCAAATTAGAACGTTCCATAATAAAATGTCTGAAGTTAGATATTTGAGATTGTGATGTGAAGTTAGGGAACGCTTTTCTCAGTTCGTTCATCAGACGATCTCCGTCCATGAGGATATTAGCCAAGAAGTCGCACATGTCTGTGACCGTGGAGAGAGAATAAAGTTCCCTCGTGGCTCGAACAAATACGTTTTCGTAAGCCTTTATAGTAGAGTCATCGATCGCTTGTTGCCACATGCCCATTGCTGTCTGCCACGTCATGACGAGAAATAGATAAATGGTGTCCAGGGTGTAGTCTCTCTTGTCTTCACCTTCTAAGAGACGACTGACTACGCTGTTATTCAGCGGATTGTTGTAGGTTACACCGTGAAAAGTTGAGTAGTTGCTGAGGTTTACTTTTCCCACCTCTCTTATGAGCTGCACATAACCTTGGTGTAAGGTGTGGTGCAGAACTTCCTGACACTTACGAACCATGGAAGGTTCACGGAAAAAGCGTTGCATTAGTGTCAAGGGCAGGCAATATCTGATAGCCATCGTCACCGCGGTGCGTCGCGCCGCTATGGCTTTGTGCAGTTCGGTGGAAGGCATCTTTCCTGCGGGATCTAAGATAGAAGCTATCTCTTCGTCTGAAATGCACATTTCTGGTTCGCTCGCCTTCTCGTTGATTTCGTCGCAGAACGGTTGTAGCAATGTCTCCATCATCAACCGAGTTAGTTTGGGGGGTAAATGTAGCGACGGGTAGCTGAAGAACTGTACGTGTTCTGATCTGCATTTTGCCCATTGTAACCGACTTGTGTCGTTCTGTAACTGCACGAGTTTCACGTCTTCCCTCAGCTCTGTTACAGGAACGACGTCATCGCCGAGACCGTCGTCGACGCTGAAATCCACGTTCCAACGAGGTAAGCGACGGAAAGTACGCGTTTCGGAGCGCGCGCGCAGAAGCTCTGTTCCGGAACGGTTAGCTTTGCAACTCGATGGTATCGCTGCAGTTACCGTAAATATATGATAGTTGCAGATGGCTTTAGGAGTCAGGAACGGCGGGTAGAAGTTGTAGCGTACCTCCGCTTGTTCACGCGGTACTTTCGGGTCTGGGTTGAATACAAACCTCTCTAGCTGTAGCTGTATGCCTTCGACAGAGAGGGTTGTGTTTTCCTCGAGCAGTTGAGCTTCCCGTAGCGCTCCCGCGAGGAGTTGTGCTTGTCTCCGCAGACAGTTTCGTAGGTTGGGTCCGGCACCGGCAAGACCCCTGCCTTCATCGTGTTCCACCCGACCCTCATTCTCCTCCTCGCTAGTCTCATTATTCTTGCGGTCATAGCTATCCACCGAAACAACCGTGCGGATTGACGTTCCTTCTCCGCTCTCGTCCCTCTCGATGACTGGTGTCGCTTCTCCATCTCGTCCCCTATTCTCCTCAGCGCTAAGGCTATTTCCCTCAAGTTCTTTTCCTGATGCATTACACGCTCCTGTATTGCTTATTGGAGAAGAGAAAGAGTAGGGAGCCTGTAGTTTTCCTATAGGAACCTCGACAACAACGTCGGTTGTCGAGGAACCGTGAGTACCCTGTCCGTTCTCTCTCTCCTTCTCCACCGTTTGCTGTGTCTGTATGTCGGTGAGTCTCGTTTTATCCATCTCCGGCTCCTGCGTAGTTCGTGACGTGTCGACCTGTTCAACCAGAACTTCGCTTTCGGTTTCCCGATGCTGGTTCTCCAGTTCACCGTACGCGACATTCTCGCTCGGTGATGTCATCTCCATCAGCGTTTCTATGGTTCCGTAGACGAGTAAGATCGAGCGGTATTCCCCTAAAAACCCATAAAGATCTGATGCCAGAACCGAAATAGAAACTTCCGATGCTTCCCACTCCTGGGGTAAAGTTATCCCGTAGAGTTTATGGGTTCGATACTTGATAGCTTTTATCAACGTTCGACCCGGTATGCTTTCCCCACCGCTACGCAAGAGAGTTTCCAAGAAGGTTAAGGTTAACTCCTTGCGGGTTATCTTATTCATCTTCATGCGTAAACCTTTTTACATTCCTTTAAAGAAGGGAAAACGATGTCAATGTACCTGGATTCCGAGGCGATGAGCAACGGAGAGGAAAGCGAGACGCTCGTGTCCGAAACCGAAATGGAATCGGAGGAGGAACAGACGCGGCCTACGCTCCCACCAACACCACCGAAGAGAAGACAGAAGGATCAGGAGACGGAAGCTCAACGCAGAGGTGAGTCACCTTCGCTCGTTCTTTTATGACCTGTTCTCTTTCGTCTCCTTCATGCTCTTAAATACCGTGTGGGTGGAGCTTCAAAAAGGCGGAACCTTTTTCCATTCTTATAGGGACGAAGAAGAAGCGCGCGAAGGTCTCTGCGTTGAGTCCGTCGGAGGAAGAAGAGAGTCGAGAGGCGACGGAGAACGAACAGGCAGAGAAAATGGCTTCCCATCCGAAGAGACACTCAAAGCGTAAGCGAGCGGAGCAGGAGGAGAGTATGTTGGTTAGAGCGAAAAAAGCTCAAGTAGATGAAGATCTCAGCAGCGAGGAAGACGGATCCTCTTTCACGAAACCGCTGGTGTTTAACGCGCAAAAAGCGATGGGCATGATGGAGAAGATCTGCGAATTCCTAGATATCAAATGGCAGGGTGCTGACATTCAACCCGACAATGCCATATGGAACAAGATCGGCGGAACGTTTATTCGTAAAAAACATCCCGAATACCGACCCACGTTTTCTACATTCGATTCGCTTTATTCTCAGTTCGGTCGTTTTGTAGCTGCCATGGTTTATGCCCATTCCGACCTCGATCCTAAGTTCATTCCGGGCGGGTGTCACATCTGGCTTCATCGTTGGTTTGAACATGACGGCGCCGACAACTCCCCACCCAGGTGCATGCACGGAGAAGAGATGATTTTCAAACCTCGTACCATAGAAATGAATCCTTCTAGCGAGTCAGGCAAACGAGCGCTGGCTGAGCAGAACGGTGTTCTAGAGAAGAACAGAGCCGGACGTACGGTCGTCGTTCTGCGTTTCGATCACAACGTTGTGTGTTTCAAGGATGTTAACAATAACGCTTTCAATACGCCACATGCACACGGTTCGTGCGGGATGTCGTTTTCCGATGCCATGAAAGCGGTCAGCGCCATGAAGCATGATATCGAGTGGACCGCCGCTATATATCCTAAAGCCAACGCGGATCTTGTGAGAGAACGTGTTCTCATCTGTTCGTCTTGTTCTTGTAACTACGCGACCGAAGGTCCCATTCAGGGTCGACAGCTGTGTCGGATGATACCTTACAAGATCGCCGGAGCCAGCGATATCACCAAAGATATGAGCAAGGGGAGACCTGATATGCAGGCCCATAAAGCCTACCCTCATACCATGGTATTTTCTTGTTGTAATCCGCAATCGCTTCAAGGTGGACAAGGAAGAAATAAGATGAAGACGGAGAAAACCTGTTCCTGGAAGATATCGGCGATGGATCTCCGTTACGCCTACGTCTTCGCCAACGAGCTAGCTTTCGCGGTTTTCGGTCGCTATTTGCCCACCAACATCCCCGAATTTCGTTGGAACGAGGGCTACGCTTTTAAAACCGATGTCCTTAACCCCGTTCATCCCGTCGATACCGCAGATCCGTTCGCTTAAAAAACATTCTAAATCGCGATATTCAGTATGTATCAAAAACTTTATTCAATAAAAGAAATGAGCATTTTTCACGTATCTTTGTGGTATTCGGGGAGGGAGAATAAACGAGTTTCGCGTTTCAACTCTTCGGCGTGGATACGAAAGTATCTGTTGTTAAGTTGAAACCATAAATACATGCGTTCTTGGTTCCTATGGAGAACCGCAACAAATTCCGGTTTATACATGAGTTCGTGCTTGACTCCAACAACCGTATCGATAATAGGATTACCCCTCATGGGATGATGACGGTAGCGATCGAACGATGCTATGAACAAGGCGCTGAACAATCCACAAGCCGCAGAGCATGGACATTGGACTGCTTCGGTTGAGCGAATCAGTGTGAAACATCGATCCGTCTGTTGCAGTCCGGTACGCCTTAGCATCATGTCATATTTCACCTTATACAGTTTCCAGAGTTCGCTGTCCGTCCAACCGAAGGGGTCGAACATGTAGCAGCATTTATTCCCCGGGTCGAAGGCGAACGCGATCCAGTGCATCCCTCCGGATTGTCGGGAGCCCGTGTTCACAATGGCGGAGCAGAGTTGATGGGGGCTTAAGAAACCGGGAAACGTTTTATCGAATACCCCCAAGAAGCGATGTCGTAGGTGCATGGATGCTACCAAATCTCGTAGCTGACGGTCGGTCGTGCCAGACATGACTCGCTTAGACTGCGTTGCCTGTAGCGAAAGGTGTACGGAAGTAAGCCATGGACAACACATTCCGCTCAGGCTGATTGACGCGCACCGTATCGAACACGCCGTAGAGCATGTACACGTAGGTGTTCTCCTCCATAGGGTCCAGTTCGAAGTTGATTACCATGCTGTGCGAGTTGTTCGTATACATGGGATTCTGTCCCAGATCAGTCAGCTCTCCCATATACATGAAGTCCGAACTGAATGGAATAGTCCACAAGTAGTTATCGCAGAGGAACTTTTTGCTCATTACTATTTGGGACATCTGTAAGCTGTTGTTCCCGATCAATGGATATGGCCAGTTAGCAGGCCAGGCCTGACCCTGACGTGCGTTCCATCCAGGTTGAGCTCTCTGAGAAACGAAACCCGAATTGTTTCTAATATAATCTTGAGACGGTTCCAGCGCTGTGGTCTCCGTATCATTAGTGTCAGGAGATGTAACCATTAGATCATAAACACCCGTCAACGAAAAGTTGGGGCGCTGAACATTCATAGTATCAAAATTCCGCAAAAAATCATAGTGGAAGTAATGTCGATCCGGCCAGAACCGGTATCCGTTGTAAACATAGTTGTAGTTGGTTGCCATTTGTATGAGGTACCAGTCTTTTGTTATGGATGATTGTGACATAGTATAATTCTCGGGATCCAGTCCAGGAGCGCGCTTAATTTCAAATACGTTCGGTGTCAGCAGCCGGTCATTTCCCGGCCAATTAATGCTGGTATCAAACAGCACGCTCATGTTACGGAAAGTATGGTTGAGGTAAAACGTACCGTCTAAGTATGGAATCGAACCAGAATATTGAAAGGAGGCATCGTATTGCGCTCCCTGTTGAGGTGTTTCAGATGTTTTGAGGCGGGTAAAAGACCACCCTCTCATTCCTTCCCATGTGCGAGCCGGAACATTTATGGTTAGAGCAGTCGAACCCGCAGGTACGCTGTACAACGCGTTTTTTGCGCCTAAATAGTCAGCGAATGTCTGATCATTAGTCGCATTCCGAAGCATCAGTTCAAGTTGATTACTGGTATTATGATCCATAGGCATAAAATTGGCCATCAGGTTAACCTCTGAATATACTATCGAAGCTCCGTCCAAACGTAGGTCGTTGCCAAGGGATGATTGGAGAATCATGTTCGGGTCTTTGCGCAACACCCACTCATAAGTATACGTCCCGGGAAGCAATAAAAGATTTTTTATAGCAAAGTATTTTTGGGGGACCTGAATGTGAAACTGACAGTATCTGCTGTTCCCCAAGAGTTGTGAACGATACTTAAGACCCCAATTACGGTGGTGATTGAAGGGGTTAACATTATCCATTTGATCTACCGACCACCGACCTCCGATATTGGTAAAGAGATCAACTACATTCGTTAATGGGATCCTGTTATTCATGTATATATAAGAGGTAGGAGGTACATTGTTTGGGTTAAACTGACTATTGTTAAATTTGTATTTGTCGGGTAAATATTCCGCTATGTTTGTCATAATGAAGTTTCGACGAAGCGCTGCAGCTATGTTTATCTCCGCGGCCGGAGTAGACCCCACACCCACATTAAGAGCAACGTTTTGTTTTGTTCCTTTGATAGGATTACCATTGTTAGCATTCACATCCCACATTGAACTAGTGCTAAAGACAGCTGGGGTTCCGGGGAATTGGTTTCCTATTGCTTCAGGTGCAAAAGCATATGAAGGAACGCCTTCCTCGTATCCATCATTCGAGAATACTCGAACGTCGGGGTCATATGAATCAACCGCTTGGTTCCACAGAGCGAAATAGTGATGTCTACTCATCATGTCTGCTAACATGTATTGATAACTGAGCTCCGTATTCCTGTCTTGTAATTCTACAACCACGTTCATCCCGGAGCGCTCAGAGTTAAGTGTTCCTGAACAAACTCCTGAATCGTGATATAGGAGATTTATGAAATTATCCCTGAAACCGATATAGTTAGGACGGAGCCCCTTACGCACGCCAGGGTTGACAAACGTGCTTGATGCCGGAATGAATATCGTATCGGGGTATGTCAATGATTGTGTATAATCTTCCACAGTCATTGCACCTTCATAGTTTGTTCCAGCGCTGTCCATTAGATAGTAACTGGTCTGGTCCAACGTTTGCGCTCCTTGGGCATTTACGGGTTGAACATAAGCCCCATATGCTAGAGGAGAAGCAGAGACTTTGGCCACTCTTCCGGTTGCCCCTACTTGTTTGTTTGATGTCGCAAAGTTAGCTTCGGCTACTACAGGACCCGCATTAGGATTAGGAGTAAGAGCACTGAAGGTAGCAATCTCTGCATTTGTTTTTGCTGCTTGATCGGGAGAGTCGTTTACATAGAGGTTACTTAATTGCGCGTTGACATATGTCGTCCCGCTCTCTGTAGTCCAGTATGAGAAAACCGACTCTTTTGGAGCCAGGGGGTTATAGGCCGTTCCGCCATAAGGTTTGAAGGAAGGTCCGCGATCTAGCACGCCCTTGATATCAAAGTACGTGGCTCCCATGTCTAGCACCCAGCTGTCTCCGACGTTGATGCTGTACCGAACTCGGTACCCGTTCGCCGTGTCATCCGTTTGGGTAGGGTAGAATCTGATTTGCAGCCGTTGGGCCTTGTCCGTCGTAACATTGCGCGTGGGAGCGACGACGGTCTGACGGAATTTGTTCCGAAGTTCGAAATAGCTCCCGGTAGCGGCAATGAACTGCTGGAGGTCCTCGGAAAGGTACTCCCGCGTTCCCGGCCCAGCGATGTGAAAATATTGAAGGCGAGGGGTGGCGGTAGTCAGGTCAGGAGTGAGCGCAGCCATGTTTCAAAGCTTGGCGTCGGAGGCCTAAAAGAACGACGAAAACGGGTTGCCGACTTAATAACACATACGTCTAGAGCTAGCGGAGACGCCCGTACCGGATATGCTGTTTAACCTGTCTCTCCAATTCGCGGGACGCTTCCTACGTCTTTTAACGGGTGGGGGAGGAGGAAGATCTAGAGTAGCGGGAGTGTGTTGGGTGACGCCTACGGGGGTCACCATTTCTGGGATGGGACGAGTCGTAGGAACTAAAGGCACGGACGGCGCGGCCGTAGGAGGACTGACGGTAGGTTGTTCGTCTACTCTTGCCGCAAGCTGAGCTTGTAAGGCTTGGATGAGACCGAGGAGCTCCGCTTGCGACGACGGACCGTCCTCTCCGAGCGCTTTCCTTCTCAGTTTTTCTATGTCTTGCTGCAGCTTGAGACGACCGATATCGGTCAAAGCACTCAGCGTTTCTCCCGCTAGGTTAGCGGCGTTCTGAATAACACCGCTGTCTTTGATGCCTTGCTTAATTTGGTTGAACGTGTTGGAGTTGACGAATCGATGGCCGGCGTTGGAAAGCCATCGTCCCGTAGATGTCAACGCGCTAGACAAGCGGGACCCCAGGTTTCCCCAATTGATGGCTCCTCCTCTGAGGCTAGAGTCTCCGAGATGATGGTCGCGGAGGGCCCATGAGCCGACGTGTGGAGATAGGGCGGCGTAGTCCATGTTCTGCGACGGCGGTCAGGAAACGATGAGCGTACTCGTTTCTCTCTACAAAAATTTTTATTGTAAACGTCCGTTTTAGAGTCACGTAGGTAGGAAATCACCAGCAGATACGTAGAGATCAGTTATTGGTTTTTCCGTACATTCTGTTGAATTGTCTTTTCTGTTCTTGTAAACTAGCTATACCTACAGCCGTCCCGGCTATGCCCGGGATAGCTCCGATCGCCGCAGCTATGATAGGTATGAGCGCTGGAAGAAAACCCCCTTTTAGAGCCTTCGATCGCATACGGGAACGAGTAGCGCTGGATTTACGACGAGAGGTACGTCGTCGTCCACTACCACCCAACGGCATAGCCGTAGCTGTGGTCCCCGTTACGAGATCAGTGGCTGTCGCCGGAGCGCCGGTCAGAGCGGCTGCTCGCGCTGCTTCTGTAGCAGCTGGCGAAGGACCGTTCCCCACCGCCGCATTCTTCCAAGCACTAAAGTTCCCTCTCTGCAGACGTTGTGCTAGCGATTGCAATGCGGCTCTCTCCGACGCGGTAGCCGAGGCCGGTTGAGGAATTGTTACAGGTGCTCGTCGACGACGTGATCTCGCCGGTAGTTTAGGAATGCGCACTCGTGAAGAGGATTTCCTTCGGGTTCTACCCCCAGAGAGAATAACGGCGGGCATGGTAGCTCCTACAAAACGCGTCGTAGGCTGAAGTCATTACATCGGAATGAGGAAACTCCGCATATTTCTGTATAGATATATATTTACAATAGCACATCGAGAGAAAAATGATACAGTGGCATACGTGACATGACTCAGAGTGAGTCATATGTCATAAGTTTTTTACTAACTGATACGGGGTCGACAAACGCCCGCGAAACCGAAAATAGAGACGCTAATTTTTTCGACTTTCATCGTCTTCGTCTTCGCGACGTCCTTGTGCGTACGGCGATGATACGGGTGCTGGTGCTGGTCCGTCGACTGGCTCCGCCGCGCACGGCGCGCCTACGCCTGTTCCTTCTCCGACTGGTAGTGGTGCCCAGTCCAAGTAGGCGGCGAAGAGTCAACGGACGACGGACCCCTACACCACGCATGCTGGAACGGGTTCGACGGCGCATACCCCACCCTCGGTTGTCGCTGGGTGAAATTAGAATGGACATTTCAGTTGATTTTTTACTGCAACGTGGCGCTGCTAAGGACGCGGGGTTGAACGGTACAGATAGTCTTGTAGACGTAGGGAATCGGACGGCGTTGGTCGTCGGTGATGAGCACTCTCTGCAGACCGGATAGAGAGTTCCTCACGGGAAGTGTTCCCTGCTGAAGGACGGTTGGCTGGTTATCGGAAATGGCGCATACATTCATGGGTGGAGCTTGCTTCAGAATTTCGTTGTCTGGAAAGCGATTGAAGGCGGCTACCGCGGAGAGGGTGGCGTTCTCTACCTTTTGTACGTAAGACGAGGCCGGTACGTAAATGGATTTGCTGAAATTAGGGAACAGGTTCATGGCTACCACCGGAGCTAAATTGGTCGTGTTATCATCCACGAACCCTGCCGGTGGGGTAAAGGTGTCGGGCATCGACGTGTACATGGCCCCTATGCCCCCTCCCACGTCGGGAACGGTTAACAGGGTGGTCGTCTGTGCGACCGAAGACGGGGCATTATAGGCAATCAACCACGAACGGTACATGGTAACCGGTGAACCGTTTATCTCCGTCACGTTGTAGGACACGCCTTGCGCGTCCGTGTATTGTGGTAGAGCTTGCGCCATCGTTATCACCTCGTTGTCGTCCGTTGCTGCGACGTCTAGCAAGGCGGGGACGTTACCCCCTTCTAGATCCTCGTACGTGATTATGAAACCTTTAGAGTACGGTTCTCGTTTCGCAATCCCGAGTAATAAACTTAGACGGCTGTAGGTAAAGTCCACAGCACACCCAGGCAATAAAATGATATCCGGGTGATAACCCTTATTGACGTATTTGCCTGGCGTAACGAGGCGCGTCACCGGATCCTGCAATAAATTTAAGTACCGGGTGTCGAACTTTACCCCGATGTCGCTACGTTGTACGTTGTTTTGTCGCCCCTCCTGTAGATAGAGCTGGACTATGCCCTCGTTCAGCAAATCGATGATCTCATTTACGGTATAATTGCCTTCCGGTATGGTAAGGTCGTACCATTTATATTGAGCGTTAACCGGAGGCTGGTAGACGGGATTCTGTCCTTCCGCGGGAGCGGACGGTGCGTCTCTGGAGTACATTAGTTTGACTCGGAGACTGTTACTCTGAAAGAAGCTCGTCACGTTGGGGCAGTGTGTCTTTATAGAGGTATGTAATTCCCCACCCCAACACGAACGATTGTCTAGTTGGATCGTCTCGGTAGCCGCGGTAGACGGATCTAGATTTTGGTTATGTATAACTGTCGTACGAAAATTGCTGTGATTCGCTTCTTCGTTGTAGGTGTCGATATCGCTTAACTTATTATCTACGTAGAATAGTTTAGTCGTGTTTTGACACGGCATCAAGTTGCGATATCTTATGCTATTTCTTCCACCCGTAGGGGCCAGGACACGTTGCATCGGTATAAAAAGTTCCGAGTCGTTTTCGTCCATCCCACCCAGCGGGTTTGCTGACGGCGGATAACCGTTCACCATCATCGGAAAGTTGTTTGTAACCGTTGCGGTCGGCGGAAAAGGCGGTATTGACGTCGGTGCTCGTAGTCCACGAAACATACTTTTCGAACCCGAGAGAACCTAGAAATGGCGGTGAGTAGTCTTTTCGTGACATTTTTTACTCATTAATAAAATCGCATGCGTTTTCCTCGGTTAGCGTATCTAGAACTGAGCGCTCTTCTCATTAGACCGGTACCCCTCACACCACTTCCGTACGGAGACAGACCTCGTCGCAAACCCATTGTTGCGCTATGCGACGTTCTGCTCCCAATCGACGGTTTAAGACTGGAGAAAAAGTCAGGACCCCCCGTTCCGCGTAGGTTAAGATTTGCTAACATGTCTGCGGCTTCGCTGCTCATGGAATTGCTTCTCGATCTAAACTCTACGTCCGGTGGTAACGGAACGTTATACGGGTTACTTTCCGAAACGTTTAGTGCGCCTTGAAACATATCTGCTAATCGATGATCAGCTATCCACCCCGCCTGAGACTGTACTCCTAAATCTCCATCAATAAGACGGGTAATTTCATCGATGTCATCTCTTAGCTGGTTTTCTTGCTTTTCCGTCAAATGCACTCTTGGTGGTCGTTGGAAAGGTGAGTCATCGAAATACTCATCTCTGGACGGACCGCCGTACGTATCGCTTCTGAAATCATCGATGTCTATGGCTTCGGGGATGACGAAATTGTCGGTGTACAACCCTGCCGGAGGCCGCCAGTGCGGATCTAACACGATCGCTCTATAATAACCCGGATTCCTAGCTTGAGCCATCAACAGATAGTTCTGTAGTTTCTCTATCAGTTTTTTGTTCGTTTGATACAGACGAGGTTCTACGAACTGTGCCATGGTGCTCACGGACACATCGGTAGGAATTCCGTCTTTGAGACTCTGTCTCAGCTGTCTCATCAAATACAAGAACAGCTGTTCTTGTTCGGGGCTCAGTTCCAGAGGTCCCGTCTCCGGTAGTTTAGGGCGATTTTGCAGCAGGTAGTTCAGCGTGTCCTTGTATTCCTCGAAACGTTTGTTCAGATTCACGCCCGCATCTTTCAACTCCATCACTACATCACCCTCTTCGTCCACGTCCGCCTTGACCGTTTCCTTGTACAAACGCAGTATGTTGTCTAGATACGTTCCCGGTTCGAACATGCCGTAGTCGTAGAACGCGCTCGTGAAGAACAGCAAGGCTTGGGTATTGGGAGTGAGGATAGCCCCTATCCTAGGGTTGTTAACCGCATCCCATCGAGCTCCCCAGATGTCTTTCAAGTTTTCAAACGCGTTCGTTAAATTTAAATTTTGACTCGTGCCGCCCATGTTTACTTGTAATCCGTAAGAAGGACCGCTTCGGTAGACCTCGGCCGTCGGCACGTTATTCACAAACAAGCGTAGCAATCGCTTAAATCCTTCGAAATTTCTTTGTCCTCTCTCTACCGTCTTGTATAGCGAGTTGTAAAATTGAGTGAGCAAGGAAGCGTTCGCGATCTCTTGCGTTTTGCTCAGCTCTTCTCTCAGCGTACGATTCTGACCATATATGACATCATTCACCAACGCCTGGATGCTTTCTTGCACGCCTAAAGAATTCCACGTGTACGCTCTGTTCAGCAAGTCCGAGTGTATGGCACCCATTTGATCGGGATAAATCGCTCCTTGTTTAGCCAACCCTTTCACGATTTCTGCCACTCTTTCGGAAGTACCGTCCACCTTAGGTGGTACCATCGCCGTTTGTAAACTGATTAATCTGTTCGCGTAAGGGGCATGTCGCAGGCTTCGGGCATCCCTGCTGTCGGGGGTTCCCGACAAGGCTCCCGCCACTTCCATCCGACTAGCGGGAGCCAGCGCCGCGAAAGAATCAGTAGTAGTCATCGTCGTAGTCGTCCTCCTCGTAGAACTCGCTGTCGCTTTCCTCGCGACCACCCGCAAATTCCGCTTGAGGAGGTTTGCTCTCTAGGGCCTGCGTCAAACCGAACATGTAGTCCGCGTCAGTCATCTGCGGAATATCAGACGCCCTCTTTTGACGGAACGGTACCGGACGATTGTTGTAAACCCCTAACTGCACTCCTAAATCCAGTATTGCTTGCATGATTCTGAAGAAAAACTCTTGAGCTTTAGCCATCTGACCCATACTCGGGTAACCGTTCTTCGCTACCAATTTAGCATACTTCATACTCAGTTCGACCACCGTCGTACACACCGCTGCCACTTGTTGTTCTGTCGTTAAGTACGGATCGTTTACGATGACATACGCCATTTCTATCAAATCTCTCAACCACGCGTTCCGATCTTCCGCGATTGCCCACAGACGCTGAGCGAGCAACGTATTACCCGCGTGTTGAGCGACCAACACGAGTTGCGGATTAAGCTTGACCCTTCCATCCGGGTGCTCTAGATACGTTTGCACGAAGTCATACAGATAGTAAATGCCAGCTCCCAACTCGGGACGTAACAAAGCCGTACGGATCCTCGTTTGATGTCGACAGTTTCTCATTTCCTCTCCGAATTGAGTTTGTCTCGCTGCGCGTTTCAGCTCGGCCGCTCGAATGTGATTCGCGGCTGGGGAGAAAGTCGGATCCTCCTCTGACATAGGAACGAAATCTTCCGGTCTCAACACACGTTGTCCGTCTACCTCTATCATCTGCCCCGAACGATACATCATTTCGCGTTCGTAATCGTTCTGCGGAACCCGATCTCGCGTATCCTTAAAGAGATTCGTTTCCTGCACAGCGCCTCTCCTGTGAGCATCACGCTCAGCCATACGAACCGCATCTAAACCAGCACCCGAGGCTAATCCACACACAGGAGGGCCGGCGTATTTCTCAGCCGTCACATCGTCCTGTTTCCCATTTATAGACTTGAATGATGGATCTGATGATGCGTTCTCCTCCGCTGGGAGAGCGTGTTGCGCGGGGTATCGCGGCGGGGACGGAGGCGATGGCGCTCCTTGACGAGGGTTTCGACGGCTGTCGCGGTTTCCACCGGCGCTCGAGTTCTGCACGCTCTGCAGGACCGGGTGCATGCTCATGCTTCTTAACGCACGATGTCGATCCTCCCACACGCTTCTAAAAGTCAGGGCTCGGTTTCAGGCTTACAGAGTCTTCGCCGAACTTACGGGTCAAAGCCTAAACACCATCAGGTTCTGCGAACCGGTCGCAACCACCGATTTTGCGTTGATACGTGAAGAACCCGCGCTAGTACGTCCACGCGTAGTCTACCTCGTCAGTCATCTCTACGACTACCGGGTTATGCAGCTACGAGACCTCTCCGTCGCTTCGCCCGTCGTAGCTCCGCCGCCGTACAACGGTTTACCACCTCCGCATTTCCTCCTCGGATATCAGTATATGCATCGCGTCCTCAACGATTACCTCTTCGATAATCGCGTTTTCATGCAAATCGGATACGACAGTCCTTACGGACAAAGACCTTCTCGACTTTACTGGAGCTGTTTGACCGACTGTTCGTACGGCGTCAACGTGGGACAGTACATGCGTTTCCTCGATCTAGACAATTTTCACGGAACGTTTCAGCAAATGCATAACGCCGTTCTCATGGATCGAGTAGCAGCCGACGTGCAACGCGCCCGCTTACGAGGAACAGGTACGGTACCGAACCCTCACCGCACAGATCCAAACCATCTCACCGGTAGAGGTGCTGTGGACTTGCAGGACGACGTCTTAATGCGCGTGTCGTCCGCGACGGATGCCACCCTGTTGGCCGCCATCCGTCGACTGCGCGTCGCCCTATGTCATTTCTTATATTGTTATCATTGGGGACTTTTCGATAGAGAAAACATTTATCGATTCTTACCTTTTTCCGAAATATACGATGAGGACAACTGGCTGAACCTCTTCGTCGAAGCCTTTGCAGACTTAGACACTCAGATGCTCCTCGAACGAGTGCGTAGAGCCAATCCTTCCGCTTTCGGGGAACCTGAAGAAATCATGACAAGATGTTTGCTAAGTAGTTTAGCCACGGATGTCAACGACCTCATAGGCGGAGCCATCGATTTACGGAACAGACGCGTCTCTTCTCGAAGAGGTCTGCGACCACGTGACGCTCGCGGTAGAGCGATCACTAGCTCTAGGATGCGACAAACCCGTCGCCGGGTGGTTCAGCGTTTCGTTGATAGATTACCAGTTACTCGACGTCGTCGCCGCATCTCTCTCGAGAGAGAGGAAGAACGAGAAATACCACAGGAAGAGGAACCCTCTCCTCCTGAAGAAGAAGAAGAAGAAGATCACGAAGACGTTTTTTTTCAAGAGATACTGCAGACCGCTTTAGAAGCGGTTCGTGCGTTACAAGATGAATTGAGTGGTACCGCGCGTCGTCACGATCTGTTCAGATTCGGTACCGACTTCTATAGATTGCTTCTTCATTCTCGGGAATCCGGTATGATATCCGAGTCGATGCTACGAAAATGGGTCCTTTATTTCTTTCTAGCCGAACACATCGCGTCCACGCTCTTTTATCTTCACAGTCACTTCATTACCAATAGAGAGTTCAGGCGGTACGTAGACGTAAATACGTTGCAGGTACTCATAACCGGTTGGAGTCTTGATGCTCAGCAAATATTCAAACGCATTTGGAGCGAGCAATCCAATCCGGCCACTATATTTGAAACCTTGTGGGAGCGCATCTTGCGTGACTTTTTGATGATGGTCGAGCGAACGGGTCAGTTTGAAGGGATGGATGAAGCAGATCAACAGATATTTTTATCTGATATTCAATACAGAGACAAATCCGGTGACGTCGAAGAAGTACTTAAACAGCTCAATCTCAGCGAAGAACTCATCGATAGCATAGATATCAGTTTCCGTATAAAGTTTCGCGGCATCGTCGTCATCTCTACCAACGAGCGAATTCGCCAAAACCTTCGCCGCGTCTTGGAAGACAGACGCTCCCAACGTCCTGTTCGGTAACATCGATGTCGCTCGTCTTACCTCCCACCCTCCTGGGTGAGGACGCGCGACTTTTAAAACTTACCAAATCCACGCAACGATTTTTCCGCGGCGACGGTAAGGAACGATATCTTTCGAAAAGCGTCTTCTATCTCAACGAACAACCTATCAAGCTGACGCCTTCTCCATTTAGTATAGGACTTCGAAAGTTTTTACGAACGCATCGTTTTCTCATCGGGCGGTCCAACTATTCGCTTTATTACAATAAAATCGATTATACCTACTATTCGCTAGACCCGGTTCGTCGCTTGTCTGTTTTCCGTCCTCGATATATCGGTGTGTTAGTCTTCAAGGGCTATTCCGTCTCCATCAAGAAGAAACACGAGACCGACAATGCCGTCCTACCTCCCATGTACCTCACACGTCACGCTGACGGAACGTGGATTTGGATCGCTTCTATCACTCCAGTTAACCGTTGTCCGCGATGCGGATCAACCTGGAGTTCTAACCATTCCTGCAACGAAACCGTCGCGGCATTTCACCATATCGTCATGGGGAAAGGCAAGGATCTGTGGCAACACGTGTACTTCCGTTGTCCGGCTATGCAACCCAACACTCGGCTTCTTTTTGTTACCTATGACATCGAAACGTACACCTCCTTCGAACTCAAGGGCAAACGTCTCCAACCGTTCATGCTCTGCTTTAAACTCAGCGGACATCCAGACTTAGTCGAAACCGGACATGAAATCGCTAGACAAGATGACACGATAGGTATGCTTAGTGGAGGTTACTATTGGATCGATCCAAGACCGGGAGAAGTAGCGAGACGGTTTCGCACGTTTAGACACAGGTTGCAACTCCATTTCGCCAGAGATCTAGTTCGGCGTTTCTATCGTTGCAACGAAGATTACTGTCGACAAGTAATGCGCGACGGTCAATACGCTTCCATATACGACATTCCCCACGAACTGTTTACTCATCCCATCGCCCCACTCTCGCTTAGCGAATCCTTCTTCTCCGTCGACATCGTCATCCTCGGTCACAACATCTGCAAATTCGACGAATTGCTTCTCGCCACGGAGCTCCTCGAACAGAGGCACGAGTTTCCACAGGCTGTAAGATGCGTTAGAGCATTCATGCCGAGAGTAGGACGACTCTTGTTTAACGACATCAGGTTCTCCTTACCCAACCCGCTCTACAAACGCAAAGACGCCAGTCGCGTAACACGATGGGCCAGCGGGCGCGTCTCGGTGGTCGACGACGCGGACGTGTACGTCCGATTCATGGTACGCGATACCTGTCAACTTACGAGCGGAGCCAAACTCTCTCGCGCGGCTACGGCGTACGCGCTGGATCTCGGGAAAGGTACGTGTCCTTACGAAGCCATCAACGAACACTTCTCGTTTGGTGATTTCGAGAAAGACGAAGACGGTTTTCCCGTATCACGGTATTGGGAACAACCCTCCGTCCTGTTAGAGCAGAAAAATCTATGGCAACAGGCGCATCCCGGACAAGCTTATGACATCGTGCAGGCCTGTTTGGAATATTGCATGCAAGACGTTCTCGTCACGGAAAAACTAGCACACGTGTTGTACGAAAACTACGACGCTTATTTCTCCAACGAACTCGAAATGGCGGGACCGTTTAACATCTTTGAACGACCGACCATTCCGAGTAACACGCACGCTCTGTGGAAACAGATCGCCTTCACCGCTTACGTTAACGAGCAGAAGCGGAAAGGGCGACGGAAAATACATCCAGACTATTTAGCCGAATTGTACTCACCTCACAAGACCATGTTTCGTTACATCCGTCAAGCTCTACGCGGGGGACGATGTTATCCCACCGTCCTCGGACCCTTCTCGGCACCCGTTTACGTCTTTGACATCTGCGGTATGTATGCTTCGGCTCTCACTCACCCTATGCCTCACGGTATGCCTCTTCATCCAGACCACGTGCGCCAAGAAGTTGACAAACTGAACGAGTTACTCCGTTCCACTGACCATCTCAGCTACTTCGATTCTCGAATCAAACCTTCCATCCTCAAAATAGACGCTCATCCGCCTCGTTTGGAGTATCTAGATCCATTGCCTCCCCTATGCTCACGACGCGGCGGTCGTCTCGTGTGGACCAACGAGTCTCTGTACGACGAAGTCGTCGTCATTCTCGATGTGATCACCTTACACAACAGAGGTTGGCGCGTTACGGTTCGTCAAGACCCTATGAATGTAGTTTTTCCCGAGTGGAAAACTCTGTGTGCTGAATACGTCGGAAAAAACATCGCCGCCAAAGAAAAAGCGGACAGAGATAAAAACGAAGTTCTTCGTTCTATCTCCAAGATGTTAAGCAACGCTCTGTACGGAGCCTTCGCTACGAACATGGACGCGACGAGCATCAAGTTCGAACAAGATCTCACGGAAGGCGATCTCGCTGACATATACGACGGCACCAAAGTCGTCAAACACGTTACCCTTCTCAACGACCCCTCTCTCATGAGCAGAGAATTACCCATTCCGAACTCCCCCTGGTCAGCAGATGGCGATGTAACCACCAACCCTCTACTTACCGACGACGCGGAGAGCGACGAGGGTCCGTCTCTTTCGGAAGTAGACGAGCAACTGGAAGCCGCCGTCGGCGGAGAGGTATATATACCCTCCGATGACCACGCCCACTACGCTAAGGCAAGCGAAACCGTTTTCAAACCTCTTCGACTAGTAGACGCGGACGGGGCGGCCTTGACGGTTCTCCATTTGGAACGTTTAGACAAACTCGTCGACAACCACCGCTACGCTACGCAACTAGCTTGTTTCGTACTCGGTTGGTCGCGAGCCTTTTTCAGCGAGTGGAGCGACATAGTCCACGGACCCGACCGTGGCATCCACCCTCACAGCAGACCGCCTCGCAGTTTATACGGTGATACCGACAGCCTATTCGTTACAGCCTCCGGATACGAACGTATGCGTACGCTCGGTGCCCATCGACTAAAAACGCCCACCACACGCCTCACGTTCGATCCCGAAAAGCCCGATCTTTACTGGGCATGCGAGTGCGACATCAAATGTAAAAAGTGTGGCTCGGACACGTACAGCTCCGAAGCCGTTTTCCTCGCGCCTAAACTCTACGGACTCAAAGATGCCGTTTGCGTCAATCCCGTTTGCGGTCACGTGGGTGTGGGCAAAATACGTTCCAAAGGCCATCGACAGGCGGAGCTAATTTACGAGACGCTTATGAAGTGCTGGTACAGGCACGAAGCAGAAACGCTGGGCGCGCACCCGAAGGAGCCGGACCTATACACACGTCGCACCATCTTTAAAACGACTCTCCTGAACAAAGTAAGTCGATACGATCCTTTCACCATCCATACGGAACAACTCGTTCGTATCTTACGACCTTGGAAAGACCTCACGCTCTACGAACATAACGGCTTATTACATCCCTATAACAATTTGAATCCCAACCCTAGAACGGTCGGAGAGAAGATTTACAGAGAGGACGCGAGCGCCCAGGACCCCCTAGCACCGCTCTCCCTTCTACGTTCCGATGGCTCTCAAGCGTAAACCGTGGCAGTATGAAGAAACAGAATACGAACGGTATCAACGCTTTTACGATCGCGTCGTTTCTTGGTACACCGGCGCCGTCGACCTGGCGCCTCAGCTGTTTAGAGAATACAACTTCCCCTCCTATGATCAATTCTATAGTCTAGGAGGTCTCAGTGACAAGTTTAAAGACTTTGCTGCCGATGTGTCTCGTCAAGAAGACGTCGATACCGAATATCTGGTTAACGGTCAATTGCCGTCTATCAATATGGGAAGACAACCCGTTATCGGCGTCATCTACGGACCCACCGGCTCGGGAAAATCGCATCTTTTACGCGCCCTGATCTCATGCGATATGCTCGATCCGGTTCCGGAAACCGTCATCTTCATCACACCCGAGAGACATATGATACCTCCCGTCGAGCAAACGGCATGGAACGCCCAACTGCTCCAATCCAACTACACCTCTAAAGACGACGGAACGTTTGCTCCGAAAACAGGGTCGTTCCGTCCAGAGTTTATCGAACTCACCTACGATGAAGCCACATCGCCCCACAATTTAAACATCGAACATCCAGAAAACATCTACGTGAACAAAGCCAAACTGGGACCTATCGCCGTCATTATGGACGAGTGCATGGATCGTTTGTGTAGCGGATCGAGCGTTTCCGTTCTTTTTCACGCCCTCCCCTCTAAACTCTTTGCTCGTTCTTCTCACTGTACCGCCTTCTACATTCTCGTCGTTCTCCATAACATGGCACCCAGAACCGCGATCGGCAACGTCCCCACCCTTAAAATTAACGCCAAGATCCATATCGTTTCTTGTCACATTCCACAATTTCAGTTTGCGAAATTTCTTTATTCTTTCGCGCACAACATTTCGAAGGATCTCGTGGTCCTGTTACGCGCCTTCTTTGCATATTTACAGACACACAAACGGTATAGTTGGGTCACTTACACCCCCGATCCCGTATCCGAATCTTTCCGATGGTGCACCATAGACAAGGAACTATCCATTATTCCTCTTAATATTAATATTCAGGAACGCTTTCTACAAGCGGCACAGCACGTGATCAAATTTTCCGATAAGCACCGTCGGCATTTAGAACCCTCTCCCAAACAAGCTAGGATTGAATCTATTCCTTCTTCCTCCGATACAGGTCTCCACGAAAAGGATGAGAGCTAAACATCCGTACGAGGTAGTTTCTTTTCTGCATGAACATAGACTGTTTAGTAGGAAGTCTTGGCTAACCTTCGATAAATCTCATTACGAGCTCTATCAGCACGTCGCTAAGGAGCTCATCTACGAAGCCAAAAAGTTATACTGTTCGTTCGCTCTCATACAGTCCTTAATGCAAGAATTTCGCAGCCCTCTTCATCGTCCCTATATACGAACGCCGCTAGAAGATGGATTTAAAGCTCTCTGCGATAGCGAAGGGTTCAACTTAACCGTTATGGTAAATGCGATCCGTATGTGGATGCATGCCCCTTTAGAAGACGAATTCCTCTTGAAAACTAACACCCTCTACGTCGTAGGCGATTCCACCACCGATGCAGATGCATTCACCACATATCTACTCAAGTATTTCGATTTGATAGTTACAGCAGATCTTAACCAGTTCGATCCATTTCAGTACTTACCTGGGCGCAAGGTTATCAAGATGCTTCACTTTCCGCTCACGACAGGACTACAATCCTTCAACAACCCCTATGTGAATACCTTACTCAGGGGCAAAGAGGTAAATTTACCCGTAAAGAAAAACACTAAATCCATGGGACCGTACAAGTGCGTAGTTCGCCTCCGTCAAGTTCCTAAACCGAATCTTCTACCTACTAATTCCAGAGAACACATCATCATTAACTTCGCCTCGGGAAACCCTGACACTTATTTTCATCCCGCGGAGTTAGCTCGTTACATCCAAAAACTAAGAGAAGTGCATGTACGCGCTGAGCTCGTAACCTGTAAAAACGATTTTAATTGCATTTGCAGTTCGAATCAGCTCGACATCGTCTGCGAGGTATGTCGCAATTGTCGCATTATCCTTACAGATGATGATGATGTTTCTGTTACAGACACCGACTAAACGAAAATCACCTAACCACGATAGCGGTGGTATTTTCATCCCCGAAACGCCGTCCTCGTCGATATCGCCTCCCATCTTCTCTCCCTCACCAGACTCCGTTCGATCCACCGACCTCATCATCGAACAGCTATTTAACGAAGGCGTCGCTCACGAACTTCAATGGACGTCATTTACAAAAAGCATTTACACGGAAACCGACCAAATGATAATACTGAACGCGCTTCAGCAACGCTTCTCCAAACAACTTTCGCTGGAACAACAGTTGCCTAACGAACGGATATCGGCGCTTCATCCCTCTTTTTACGATCCGTCTCAGAACTGGTTTTACCAACTCTTCACCTCTCACGGATACGACGCCATGTCAGTAGCCGGCGTCTTCAATAAATGGCTTAAAGGCAAATGCAATTCTATCGTCTTGTGCGGAGGTAGACTTTCCAGCGCAAAGCTGTTATTCGATCTCCTCGCGCAAATTTTCCCCACGTCTATCGTGGTCAGCGATCTCAATTCTCTCATCGATATTTGTACTAGCGCGCCATTCACTCCTTTAATCTGCATCCCATACGCTTTAAACACTCCTTCCCCATTAGTCCTACACTTGATGGAAGGAAACGCTACACACTCCTTGATAGACGGTACGCTCCGATTCTTTCCTAAAACCGCTTTCCTTATTCATTGCGCGGACATCGGCCTAGCTCACCAGTTCGTGGGGCGAAACACAGCAGCCTTCTTCATGCCTGACCCTCCTCCCGTTGACCTATCACCGTGCCCTCATCCTCGTCTCGAACTCCGTACATTCTCTACACACTTCTCGTCCACTTGTCTCATGTCCCTTCACTGTAAAACAGATACCCCTTTGTGTAGCGTTTGCATCTCTAAGTCTCAATAAATCCTGTCTTTACAGATCAACACCGTTTCTGTCCTTTCTTCCGAACGCGGTCTTCAACACCAGAATGAAGAAGAGACACAACCGTTGTATCATAACACCTATCTCTACATCGAACCCCTTCTCACCCACGTATCCGTGCACTCATATTTTACGCCCAAGTTTATACGACTACTGAATGGACTAGAAACGATAGCACTTCGATCTAAAGATCTACCGTGTCGCCTTCCGTTTCATAGCGTCCACGTCCGTCTCCTGCAGACTTGGACCGTTTGGCTCATCGACGTACTCTGTGATTGTCACAAACCCTATTCTTTGTTCTGTAACTCCTTACGAGTTATAGCGCTCCAACGCTGGGCGGATAAATTTACTCCCTACACCTCAGACATCCTCCCGTTGATGAGCCTCGGTGTTTGTCCACCTGTCCTACGTCACTGCGTCTGGTGTGCTGACAATCCCCATCGTGTACTCGATGCGTTTCTCAACAATCCCCTTTTTCATGTCCACGTTCGCGTAGAAATAGGCGAACGGGGCATCCTCCTACGCCTTCCCAATGTCCTACGCCTCTTACCCCAATTTAGTTGTTTGAATGCGCTGACTAATTCCTCTAGGTTCCCTTTACCTTTACATTTATGTTTCTATCCTCTTCCAGGAATTTGAAGCGAGAAAACATCTTTATGCTGTCAAGATTCCCCAGTTCTTAGCCACCGTTCCCTCACATCTGCTATTCGACCTCGAGTTCCTTCAGTTTTTCTTGGGTAAAAGGATGTTTCCAAACTCCAATAAAAACTTTTACGGTAACACCGACCTTTTTCCCGAATTAGCGATGCCCACGTTTAGAGTTTCCTGTCTACTACGCATATTTGATGATCAGTGGGCGGTCGACTACGCATGTGCTTGTTCCAATCCCTACAGTCTATTCTGCTCCTCTCTAGCAACAGTGGCAGTGGAAAGATGGGTACGGGATATCCTCGAGTATTTACGACCGAGACAAGATCAGTGGTCCGTAGAAGATTTTCGTGGATTGGAACCCGAATGGTGGAATCGATCTCTATGGTGCAAACTCTATAACCCTATATCCTGTATATTTTATATCTTATCCCATCGCACCACCATCCACAACTATGCGCTCGAGAAAACACGGACCGGATACATTCTTTACATCCAACCTCCGTACTTTCACTCTAACGTGCATAGAGCCATCGAATGTCTGCGAGAACTTAAACGCCGACTACCCTTTACCCTTCAGATCGTATGCTTTCCATTTATCAAAGTGTGAAATAAAAAGACTTTATTGATTTTCATTGTCTCTTTTGTCAACCCATGACAGAAACTGGCGAAGCGCGTGAGTAGAGATGTACTCTTTGTCCTTCGGTAAAGGCACATGTAGATTCAGAGGATACATGAGTTCTCGTAAACCACCACATTCATCGCTATGATACACCCCTCCAGCTCCCCGAACACGACAAATGTCCTCACGGCTATAGATCACAACGGGAGTGCGAAACAGTTCCCAACTGCGTCGAGCGGGAATGATCACATGATGACCCCCAAACACCTGCTTGCAGAGATCTAGATTAGATTCCCGGGGGTATCCGTTGTCCCACCAAATCACCAGTTTAGACTGACACGAATAAAAAGGATTATAAGGATCGTGACAGTCGGCCACTCCCCGTAGAGGGCCCAAATACGAGAGCGCTTCTCCTAAAGAGCGTGCTCCGCTCTGAGCGTCTCCCCTTACCCACACCGTGTTTTGACCACTTTCGCCCTTACACCATGACAGTAGAAAGCGACCCACAACAACTGGATCGTAGCCATTGTCACGGAACAAGTGATACACTGAATTGCGGAGCGGATGTTCTACCGTACCGCTCAACAAAGCATAATCATATAGCGTCTTCTGCCAGCCCATGTGAGTAACCACATCATGCATGATCTGTCGTGGACGGAATCCCGGACCGTTCCGACGAGAAAAGTACATGTACTCCGTCGGATCGCGGTTATACCATTCGTTCAGCGTCGCGATGCCCCTCTCGATCAGGGATTGCACCAAGTCCCAGTACAAATCAGAACGCGAAGACATTCTAGAAACCAAAAACTCGGGTTTAACATTTTATTTATTACATCAAAACCCCGAACCGCGATAATAATCATTGGTTTCGTCCCCCACTTGACGTAGACTTAAGAGAAGGCTCATCTTAGCCGAATTCAATACCGAATCGAACGATGATGTTCGCGTGAACCATTCCGAACAGCCATATCTCCATTTATCATGTAGGTGAAGGCCGGTAATGAAGAGAACCCAAACGCTGGCTATCATACCTAAAGGATCACGCAACAGGAGGCAGGAAGACGACAAGGGCAGCTCGCTTCTGTCAAGGAACACGTACAGCGTCCGCGACCGTGATCTTCTAACTCAACGTCGATTCCTAAATCCACTGTCAGATCGACTTCGTCGGGGTAATTGATGAGATCTGGAGACTAAATAAAACATCAACTCAACCATCGCGTAATACGTTGTTGCAGGGGGTCTTCAGTCGGTTCGCGAGACACTACAAGCGGAAGCGGGGGTATCTCATCTACCTCCATCAGAGGAGGTACGAACATGCGCTCCAGCGTAATGCAGGCTAGCTTGTCCCCTCGAGAGACATGAAAAGGGAAACGAGAAAAGTTGAACACCGTCACAGTAACATTATCGGTAAAATCAGGATTAATCACTCCACAGCCCACATCGATAAAGAAATGACGGGCCAAACCTGTTCTAGGTGACAACCGTCCGTAATAACCCTGAGGAAACCTAAACGCTATATCGGTCGAAACAACCCGCGCATCCTGAGCAGGTACGGACACATCGATAGCGCTAAACAGGTCATACGAAGCCGCGGTCGCGGAAGAGCGCAAGGGGGGTAGAGCAAACATCGAAAGACGACGAAACTGAAGAACCTCGCCAGTCGGAGTCTCCCGTCCATCGGTCGACATTGCCTATAAAAAAGAAAAACAGAGAAAAAGCCTTTACCTATAGCGAATCAACAATGATTTCGAGCGCCCGGCGGAGTTCCTCCTCCGTTAAATCACCAAACCGCTGAGGAGGGGGGAGCGGTGGATCTGGAAGCGGTTGTCCGAAGTCCTCTTCGCGCAGACGAATGGACTGACCTCCCAATTGAGCCGAAGTCGCGCTCTTCAAAACGATGAAAACGACGAGCGGCCTCGGGAATTCCTCCAGCTTGACAGCTCGCGCTTCTCAGCCGAATGCTATGGGGAACCACCGTGGACCGTCCCTTTTTATTCCCCTAGGATGGGTGTTTTCCCCGACTCTCGGGCGCCTGACAACGTAGCGGTCAAGGGTCACATGCGTCAACGAGGAAGTAAAAAAGGTCACTTCCTCATTACCGCACACTAAAGTTTATGATACTCCACCAGTTGCGAGGCACACCTAGAGTACAGCACGCACACATATGCGCAAAAACAACGTCAGAACCACTATCAGATCCACGTCCACCGTGGTATATAGGACACATCAAAGCGAGACGTGGCACACCACGAACATGGTGGAAGACAAGCGCCAACGAACGAACGAGCCCTACGGGACGACTACCGACTCCGACAATGTCGACTTTTATATGGGAGCACTTTGTTTCGCCGTACTCGTCCTCATCATCGTAAGCCTTTTTCTCATTTGTATTTTGTACTACTCCAAAGGAGATCTGGAAGAGTGCAGGGAGGCATTGCGAGGCTGCGCCGCCCTCCTCTGCGGGCAACCGACCTCATGTCCAGCACAACCATGAGCGACAGCGACGATCAGTTGCCCTCCACCTCTCCTCTCTTTTATTCTCTCATCATGACCCCAGTGCAATACCCGTTCTGTTTTCCCTCTATTACACCACTGTATCGAACGATCATCCGTGAAGGTTTTGATATCAACGCCGTCGCGCACGCGATCGCTACCTTTCTTAACGATCCTCTCGTCAATCACCTCTACATCGCCGGCAGTGCCCAGAGCAACGCGGCCCGATTTTTTATAGATTTACGGCGCGCCATTGGCAATGAAGTCGAAGTCGGTTTTTATTGCGGTCTACAGCAGCTACTCGATTCCAACAAAACCAAAAGAGTCGTTCTGCTGGTCGAGTACGAAGGAGATCTACCGACTCTTGCATGTGAGCACAAAGGACTAAACTTTATGCGAAACCGCATCGGATACGAACCTTTTACTCGCGAGCACCTCGCGAGCGTTGTCTACAACGGGAATTGTCATCGGGGACCGATCGAATACTATGAATGCAAGAGTCTAACGGGCTTCATCTGCGTGCGTCGTCGATACAGCCACACGAAAGCGTGCGGTGTGTGCTTCTGGATGCCAACCAAAGGTCGCCTGATTGGACCGAATTACTCTCGACTTCGACCCGAACATGACGTGGTTGAGTTTATTGACGAAGGCGTTGTCGCTGAACCGCTGGGCGTAACGGAAGATCTCTTCCGATATTACGTTTCCGATACCGATATCTCTCTCCACTCGGATGATGGGTGGGATGAAGATTGCGATTGGTAAACAACAATAAAGTCATTTCTTTTCTGCGTGACAATTTCGTTTCGTGTCATTCTGTTCACCTCTACCACATGCGTTGAATTTTAACACAGGAACGCGTCGTCCCTTTCCCTCTTAGCAAAATGCGTTCCTGAACACAAAACCCTGTTCCGTTCGAAACGCGCTCTCCGTACATAATCCACCACATTCCTCTGTCGTTTGTACACTTGAGCGGGCTTTCACGGGGCGCGCGGCCGCCGGCGCCCGCCAAGCGGCGGGCCGATAGCGCGTAACGCGCCGCGCCGAGCCGATTCGCGCGCCCCTCGGCGAGTCCGCCCTTGTCGGGATAGTAAGTCTTAAAAACGGTCCATTTATAT